TATACTGGCTCTGATAGATGGGCTTTCACACAATTTGGTGATACTTTACTTGCCACTAATAATAACCAAGTCATACAAGCATGGACTATAGGCACATCTACAGCTTTTGCAGATGTATCAGCAACAGCACCTAAAGCTAAATACATAACTGTAGTGCGTGACTTTGTAGTCGCAGCATACATAAATACAGAAGCTAACAAGGTTCAATGGTCAGACATTAATGATGAAACTGATTGGGTGTCAGGTGGTGCAAGTCAGTCAGACTATCAGTTGATCGCCGAAGGCGGGAACATAGTTGGCATCACAGGTGGGGAGTTTGGTCTAGTCTTATTAGAACGAGCTATTGTAAGAATGTCCTATATTGGTAGTCCTTTATTCTTTCAGTTTGATGCAATCAGTAGAAATTTAGGATGTAACTCACCTGGCTCAATTACACAATATGGCAATATGACATACTTCCTAGCGGATGATGGTTTCTATTCTTGTGATGGACAACAACTTTATAATATTGGTAACGATAAGGTAGACGAATACTTTTACAGCACTTTAAATACTGCTTTATCAGATACTATTAGTTCTGCTGTAGACCCTGTAAATAATATTGTCATATGGAATTATCCTAATACCTCTGCTGGTCGTTCACTTCTTATTTATAATTGGCTAGTTAAAAAATGGTCAAGTGCTGATACCACTACAGAATATGTAGCTTCTTTAGCAAGCACTACTATTACCCTAGAAGGTTTAGATGCTTATGGTACAGTAGACTCTATTACTACATCATTTGATAATAGGTTTTGGGCAGGTGGTAAGTTTATTTTTGGTGGCATAGATAATACTAAAATAGTAACCTTTACAGGTGCTAGTACCACAGCTTCTCTTATCGTAGGTGAATTAGAATTTGGTTATAACTCTGTCGTTACATTAGCAAGACCACAAATAGATAATGGCTCTGCAACAGTTTCTATAGCTTCAAGACGTGAATTAGATGACGCTATTACATTCTCAACAGGTGTTGCAGCTTCAGCAGAAGGCAGAGTACCTTTAAGGTCTTATGGTCGTTATCATAGACTTAAAGTCGTGCCTACAGGCACATGGACACATTGTATAGGGGTAGATGTAGACTCTACTACTAATGGGAGCAGATAATGGCTCGTGATATGTACCGCAAGCTAAACCCTACAGGTTCAGAGCCTAGAGATATTAGCACAGTTGTAAATGGCTTAATAGAAGGCAAGTCTAACAACACAGGTGAATTTGTAACTACAGCACACACCACTAGCTCAACACTTTATGATGAACGTATAGGCTTTAATTCAGTCATCTTATTTATGCCGATTAACCATGACTCTGCTGCTGAATTAGTAGACGTTTATTTTGATACCTTTGCACAAGGTTCTTGCGTAGTTCACTATGGAAACCATGCTGCTGTTAGATCATATCGTTATATAATAGTAGGATGATATTTCACTACATACCTAAAGACCAGTTACGAACCCATTGGGAGTTTATTAAAGAGGGTCTTGAGATTGTTCGCACAAAAGGACACATGGAATGGATAGTGGAAGATGTCTATTGTGATTGTTACGAAAATAGGTCTATGCTCTTTATGGGTATAGTGAATGATAAACCAGAAGGCTTTATTGTTTTACAACCTATAGGCAACGCACTACACATCTGGGCTACATGGTCAAGAATATTTGACTATGACATATTTACAAAAGGGTTAGAAGAAGTTAAAGCAATAGCAAGACAAGGTGGAAAGACTAGAATTACCTTTTCATCTCAACGTAAGGGTTGGGAACGCAGAGCAAAACTAATGGGTTTTAAACCTCAAACATGGGAATTTATACTTTAAGGAAAGAAATATGAAATTACTGAATTTATCTAATTGGCTTACAGGTTTAGTGGAGTCATTTACATTTTATGGTGGTTCAGGTGGCGGCGGTGGTGGTCAAACTTCTAAAACAACTAATGAATTAGACCCTACTGTTAGACCATTTGTAGAGTACGGTTTACAAGAAGCTAAAGGTCTTTATCAAACAGATACACCATCTTATTATCCTGGTAAAACTTATGTAGGTCCATCTGCACAAACAACATCCGCATTAACTGCTGCTCAAAATAGAGCTATGACAGGCAGTCCTTTACTTCCTGCTGCACAAAAACAACAATTAGGTTCTATTCAAGGTGACTATTTAAGTGCTGGTAACCCATACTTTACTAGAGCATTAGCTGGTCCTACTGAACAAGCTACACAAGCATATAATGATGCTATTAAAAATGCACAAGGTACTGCATCTATGGCAGGTCGTTATGGTTCAGGTGTATCTGCTGATATTCAAAATAGAGCTGCTAGCACATTAGCTAGTACACTTGCTAATAAATATGGTGACTTGGCTTATCAAAACTATGCTGGTGAACGTGCTATGCAAAACCAAGCAGTTATGAACGCACCAACATTAGCACAAGCTGACTATGGTGATATTTCACAATTAGCTAACGTAGGTAAAACTGCGGAAGACTATCAAAAGACTGCTCTACAAGCTGACCTTGACCGCTTTAACTTTGAACAAAACAAACCATATCAAAAACTATCTTCATACCTTGGTGCTGCCTATGGTGCGCCTATGGGTAATGTATCTACTACCACTCAATCAGGTGGTGGCAAGATAGTATGTAGTGCTATGAATAAGGCTTATGGCTTTGGTTCATTTAGACAAGCTATCTGGCTCAAACATTCAGCTTCTATGCCTAATGCTAAACAAATTGAGAAGGGTTATCACAGACTATTCTTACCAGTAGTAAACTTTGCGTTTAGTGCAAAACCAACATGGACTCGCAAATTAGTACGCAAAATTGCAGAGCATATCGCTAGACACAGAACAGCAGACTTATGGAAAGAAATGCGTGGTAAACGTAGAGATACTCTAGGTCGTATATATAGAGCAATTATAGAACCATTATGTTATTTAGCGGGGAAGGTATAACATGAGTGACCCAATTACAGCTATGGCAGTAGGTGCAGCTTTAGGTGGAGGCACATCTTTAGCTCAAGGTAAAGGTTTTGGTAGTGCATTAAAAAGTGCAGCATTAGGCGGTGCATTAGGTGGTGGTGGTAGTGCTTTAGGCGGTCTTATGAGTGGCGCAGGTGCGGCAGGCGGTGCAACAACTGGTTCAGGTTTGTTATCAGGACTCCAAGGTGTAGCTACTACTCCAGTAAGTTTTGGCACAGGTGGTTTTGCTTCAGGCATTGGTGGTCAAGTCATTCCAAACGTAGCAGCTAATGTAGCTCCAGTAATTGGAACAGCAGCACAAACAGCTACGCAAAACTTTATTCCACAACATTTAGTAGGCAACTCTACCGGCATGGCAAATTACGTTCCAGGTGGTCCTTTTAACCCAGGTGATGTATCTAATTTTGTTGAAAACACGCCTTATATGCCAGGTGCATCAAGAGCTGTTACATCTGCTCCTAACTTTACTCCAGTATTAGGTAGATCAGCAGGCTATACAGGTGGCGGTCAAGGTAGCGGTGGATTCTTTGGTGGCATACAAGATATGTTTGGCGGATTATCTACATCAGATAAATTAGGTATAGGTTTAAAAGCAACAGACTTTGCAATGCGACCAGAAGAAAGAATGCCTCCACCACAAGTAAACCCTGTTATACCAGGTAATCCTGCGCTAGTATCTACTCCTTTATATAATGTAGCACCTAATGTAGGTATGCAAGAAGGAAACGACATGGGATTACCAAACTTACTTTCTAGGATGCCTTTATCAGAAGAAGAACTTTTAAGATTACAGCAACAGTTGCAAACAACAGGATACAGGGGAAGATAACATGGCACTTTTTGACACAAGCGGTGGTTATGGTGGATTACTAGGGGAATTTGGCGACTATGGTCTTGGTCTTCCTAGAAATACAGGCGGTCTTATAGGTGATGCTGAAAGAGATGCTATTAATAAAAGAGCATTGTTATCCGGTGGTATTAACGCAGCTTTAACATATTTTGCTACACCTAAAAATTTAAACCTTGGTAGTTCTGTTCCTTATTTAGCAAAAGCAGGTTTAGCAGGTTTTGGTGCATCTCAAAATACAGTAGATCAAGCATTAAATATGGCATATAGAAATAAAATGTTAGCTGGTAAAGACGATAATATTAGAACTATTAAACAAGATAGATATGAAATTACTCAAGAAAAACAACCAGACGGTACATATAAAGAAATTGCTAGAAGTTCATTAGATGCACCAAAAGCTGACAAAACTAATATTGGTTCTGTTGACCCTTCTAAATTTACTGTTGAATCATTAAATACATTTGCAACATCAGGTAAATATTCAGACCTTAAACCTCTTAAAAGCCCTACAGAAGGATTAGGTTTAAAAGATATTTATGGCGCACCAGAAAAAGATATAAATGGTAATTTAGTATATGTGCCTAAAGTTCCTGGACAACCCATAAGAGATATGAGTGGTAAACCTATAGCTGGTAACGTGCAGTTAGCAGATAAAAAAGAACCTACAGAATCACAAGCAAATGCTTATACCTATTATAGTAGAATGGAAGAATCAGATAAAATTATTAGGGACTTAAATGGTAAATATGACCCTTATAAAATTAATATTAAAACATCTGGTAAAACAGCATTAATCCCAGGCGGTCAAGATGTAGCAAATTATTTTTTAAGTGAAAATGACCAAAAAGTAGAACAAGCACAACGTAACTTTATTAATGCAGTATTAAGACGTGAATCAGGTGCAGTCATTTCTCCTGATGAATTTGCAAATGCCAATACTCAATATTTTGACCAACCTAACGATAAGCCTGGAGTATTAAAACAAAAGGCTGCAAATAGAAAAACAGCTATTGAAGGTATTAAAAGAGCTGCTGGTCCAAGTATTAAAAAAGCAAGTCAAGATGGTCAATCCAATGTAGTTAATTTTGAGGATTTACAATAATGGATGTTAGATTACCTGATGGCACAATAATTAAAAATGTTCCAGATGGGACAAGTAAAGCTGACTTAATGGCTAAACTTACCGCTAATGGTTATAAGTCATCTGAAAAAATTGAGCCTATAGATCAACCAGAATTAGCACCAAGATCATACACCACAGGCGAAGCATTAACTTCTGCTGCTACTAACCTCATTCCAAGCACAGGCAAATTAGCTGTTAATGTAGGTAAAGCAATTATTCAACCAGCAAATACTTTAGAAGGTTTAATTCAATTAGGTTCTGGTGTATTAAGTAAAGCATTACCAGAGTCTATAATGAAATATGCTGTACCTGAAAAAAGACAACAAGCAGAAGCAGTTGCTAATGCTATTGGTCAAGAATACAAAGGTAAATATGGTTCTGCTGAAGGTTTTAAACGTGCTATTGCTGAAGACCCTGCAAATGTTTTAGCGGATGTATCTACTGTTCTTACTGGCGGAGGTGCTGCATTAAAAGGCGCACAACTAGGTTCTAACACAGCAAAAGTTGCTGACATTGTAAATACAACAGCTAAATACACAAACCCATTGTATCTTGGTGGAAAAGCAATACAAGGTGCATCATATATACCTGGTCAATTTCTTAAAGGCACACTTGGTGTTACTACAGGTGTTGGCAAAACGCCAGTAGAAGAAGCAATTAAAGCCGGTACAAAAAATGTTTTAACAGGTGATGAAACATTTATTAAAAATATAAGAAACCCATCAGAAGGTAATGCAGTAGAAATTGCAAAACAAGCAGTTGATAATTTACGCCAACAAAAAAACCAAGCATATCGTGGTGGCATGGTAGATATTTCTAAAGACAAAAACATTCTTAATTTTAAAGATATTGATTTAAGCATTATTAATACAGAAAAAATGGGAATGTATAAAGGTAAAGTTGTTAATGAAAAAGCATTTGATGCCATTGGCAAAGCAAAACAAGCTATTAATGAATGGAAAGATGCAGACCCTGTTGAATTTCATACTCCAGAAGGTATGGATAAGCTCAAACAAAAGGTAGGTGGGATATTAGAAACAATACCTTACGATCAATCTACCCCAAGAGCTGCTGTTCAAAATATTTATAATTCCATAAAAACCACTATTAATAATCAAGCTCCTACTTACGCTAAAGTAATGAAAGACTATTCCAAGTCTAGTGAGTTAATTACTGAAATAGAAAAAGGTTTATCATTAGGTAAAAAAGCAACTGCTGACGCTGGAATGAGAAAACTTCAGTCTATTATGAGAAATAATGTAACTACAAACTATGGACAAAGAGCTAATTTAGCAAATAAATTAGTTGAAGCTGGTGGTGAAAATTTAATGCCAGCATTAGCTGGGCAGTCAATGAGTGCAATATTACCTAGAGGATTAGGTGGTCAAATTGAAACGTATGGCGGTGGTGCTGCTGCAATTATGAACCCATCTTTAATACCATTAGCTCCCTTCTTTTCCCCAAGAGCTATGGGTGAAACATTATATAAATATGGTCAAATAAAAGGTTTGGCAAAAAAAGGCGCAAGTAAGTTACCATTATCAGTAGACCAAACTAATCAATTAGGTACTTTATTATATCAATTAAACCAAGCTAAAGAACAACAAGGACTATTAGGACAATGAACGGAATAGACCCATTTGAATACGGAAAATTGACCGCACAAGTTCAATCCCTGCAAGACAAGGTAGATAGTATGGAAACAGATATAAAGTTGCTCCTAGAGCTTGCCAACAAGTCTAAAGGTGGTTTCTGGGCAGGCATGGCAATTGCCTCTGCTATTGGTGGCTTTATAACCTTTGTAACTAATCATTGGCTAGGAAAGTAACATGAAACAATTGCTCATGGCAATTACTTTATTATTGCTGTGGGTGTTTCTGTATGACTACGCAGAAGCTAAAGAACTTGTAAAAGAAATGAGCATGGCTACAGAAGCAGGTGAAGTGGTATTAACATCTGAAGAATGTATTTTTAAAAAACAAGGTTTACAAGGTTATGAATACGCTGCTTATGCAACTGAAAGAGGTCATCCTAACCATGAAGGATGTTGGAAGTCTGACATCTATGAAGGTAAACACGCAGTCTACATTTTTTTCCCAGAGATAAACCAAACAGCAGTATTTGACGCTAAACTATTTAAGCCTAAAGCCACGATATGACATTTATCACAGAGAACAACATAGCTAATTTATATAGTGCGCTAATAGAGTTCCCTGTCTTTGAAGAATATAAACTTCCGCCTGCATCTACAGTAGAATTTTTAGTGGTGCATGACTCAAGTATGTATGGACAATATGAACCACCAGAAGCAGGTGAGCCACATACCATTACTATTTCTACTGCAAAATGTGGACATT